TTACATTGTTCAGTCTTAGCAGAAGATAGTATAAGACAAGCAATAAAAAATTGGGAACAAAAAATAGCACGAAGAAAACATAATCAATATGGGTAGACAAATAGGAAACGATGAAGGTTCTCAAGTAACCTTTAGAAAAAGTATCTATGGTAAAAGCGATGGTGGTAAAGGCTCAAGACCTCGTACAAATGTTTTTTCAAAACAATATCAAGATAACTACGACAGGATTTTTAAGAAAGGAGAAAAAAATGCCAAAGAAAAAAACAACGACTAAAGTAGTCTCTAAGACTAAAAGAAAGTCAACTGTTAATAAAGCTGGTAATTATACTAAGCCTAGTATGCGTAAGAGGCTTTTCGAGAAAATCAAGTCAGGTACTCGTGGAGGTAAAGCCGGACAATGGTCGGCTCGGAAAGCCCAGCTCTTAGCAAAAGAATATAAAGCCAAAGGAGGAGGCTATAAATAATGGCTCTAGCAAAATCACAACGAAGTCTTAGAAGTTGGACTAAACAAAAATGGGGAACTAAGAGTGGTAAAAAATCTTCAGAAACGGGTGAGAGGTATCTCCCAAAGAAGGCGATTGAATCATTATCGGACTCGGAATATGCTGCTACAACAGCAAAGAAAAGAAAAGATACAGCAGCAGGAAAGCAACATAGTAAACAACCAAAACGAATAGCTAAAAAAACTAGAGGTGCTAGACAGTTTAAATTTAGAGGTGGTCTTACTAAATCAGAAACTGAAATAAATAATATAGTTAGCACATTAAAAAAACAAGGTATTAATGTTATTCCTTATGATAGAAAAAATCCTAGTACAACAAAACAAAAGTTTATGGATAAATGGTTTGAAACAATAGGAGAACGTAAAAGAGCTTTTGTATTACCTACTAAACTTATTGGTAAAGAAATAGATATAAATATTCCTGTAGAACAATATAAAGATTTAAAAGGTTTTACAGAGATACTAGCAGAAGAACTAAAACATGTTCCACACATACAAGAAAGTAAATTTAAAACTTTACTAGATATATCAAAAGATTATGGAAAACAAAAAATAACTCAAATACCTAATCATATGTTGTGGGATGTTTTTGACGCTATGCCAAAGGATATACAAAATAAACTTTTGGATAACCCAACTTTTTTAAAGTTAGGTCAAAAAGCTCAAGATATAGTAAAACCAAGATATGAAACACCGGGAATGTTAGAACATGATGTTCATGCTATACCTGATGAAGTAATTTTAAAACAATTCGGTATAATAAAAGAATAATGTTTATACCTGATGATTATATAAAAAAGAAAAGTAGAGTAATACCTTTTGGTTATGAGTTAAGTGATATAGAAGGTTATTTAAAACCTATACCAAATCAATTAGAAGTATTACATAAGTACATACAACAAGTTCAAAATAAAATTTTTTCTTTACGAGAGGCTTCTGTTTTAATTGAAGAAGAAACAAATAAAAAAATAAGCCACGTTACTCTTAAAAACTATTTAGATAAAGGTTCTTCTTTAAAAAATACTCATATAAAAAAATTAAAAAAGAAAAAAGAAACTTTACAAAAACAAAAAAAATCTATTATAAAAAAAGAAAATAGATTAACTACAGAAGAAACAGTTATAAAAAAACTAAATAATTCTAAAACTTCTAAAGTTATTACAGAAGATGAAGTAGTAAATACTTCTAATTCAATTCAAGAAACAATTAAAAACTCTAATGTAATATTCCATGCTAATGAAGGACCTCAAACACAATTTTTAGCTGCTGATGAAAAAGATGTTCTTTATGGTGGAGCTGCAGGTGGTGGTAAATCTTATGCAATGTTGGTTGACCCACTACGCTATGCTCACAAAAAAGCTCATAGGGCTTTAATATTAAGACGTTCAATGCCAGAATTACGAGAAATGATAGACAAATCTCGTGAACTATATCCACAAGCCTTTCCCGGTGCTAAGTTTCGTGAAGTAGAAAAACTTTGGAACTTTCCTTCAGGAGCTAAAATAGAATTTGGTTTCTTAGAAAGAGATGCAGATGTTTATAGATATCAAGGACAAGCGTATAGTTGGATAGGATTTGATGAAATAACTCATTTACCTACAGAGTTTAGTTGGAACTATTTAGCATCTAGACTTAGAACAACAGACCCAGAAATAAAAACTTATTTACGATGCACAGCTAACCCCGGTGGTGTTGGTTCTCAATGGGTAAAGAAAAGATATATAGAGCCTGAAAAAGCAAATCAATCTTTTATGGGTAAAGACGGACTAACAAGAAAATTTATACCTGCAAAATTAGTAGATAATCCTTATCTAGCTAAAGATGGAGTATATGAACAAATGCTTATGTCATTACCTCCTATACAAAGAAGACAATTATTAGAAGGTAATTGGGATGTTGCAGAAGGTGCAGCTTTTGTAGAATTTGACCCTACTACACATGTTATAACACCTTTTGAATTACCTATTCATTGGGAAAGACTAAAAGGAATTGACTACGGTTACGCTTCAGAAAGTTGTTGTTTGTGGGGAATAATGGATATAAATGATAATACTTTAATAATTTATAGAGAATTATATAAAAAAGGCTTGACAGGAGAAGAATTAGGCAGTATAATAACAGATATGGAAACAGAAGACCCTTTTTCGGTCAACGGTGTCCTAGATACTGCAGCATGGGCAAAAACAGGAACGACTGGTCCTACTGTAGGAGAAAGTTTAATTAAAGCTGGTCACAAATTAAGACGAGCTGATAAAAATAGAATACAAGGTAAGATACAAATACACGAGTATTTAAAGGTTAAAGAAAATGGAAGACCTAAGTTACAGATATTTAATACATGTCCTAACTTAATAAGAGAATTACAGTCTATACCATTATCTAAAACTAACCCAGAAGATGTAGATACTCATGCTTCTGACCATGCATATGATGCTTTGCGTTATATGATTATGAGCAGACCAAGAATGGAAAGTCCGTTAGAAAGAATTAGAGGACTTAAAAGAGAAATGTATAAACCTATAGATTCTATATTTGGTTATTAATAATGGAAGAAAATACTTTTTTAAATGCTGACAATTTATATCAAGATGTTGAAGGAGAATCTGGAAAAGCGTTAATATTACCAGAAGACCAACAAAGAAATTTAATTGGTGTTATAAATGGTAGATTTACTTTAGCAGAACAAGCTAGAGATACAGATGAAAAAAGATGGCTTCGTGCATATGAAAATTATCGAGGTCTTTATAATAAATCTTTAAGATTTAGACAGTCAGAAAAGTCTAGAGTTTTTGTTAAGATAACTAAAACAAAAGTACTAGCTGCATTCGGACAGCTCGTAGATGTTATATTTGGGACAGGGAAATTTCCTATAGGTGTATCAGAAACTAAAGTACCTGAAGGTGAAACAGACATAGCTTATTTAGATGTAAACAATGCATCTACTGATATTGAATCATCTATACCTGATGATATAGGAAATAGAGTAGATAATCCTTATAATGTTGGTTATATTGGAGATGGAAAAATAGTAAAGCCGGGTGCTTCTTTTTACAATGGAATATTTGAAGAGCCTTTAGAAGATAAAGCTAAACAATCTGGTATGCTAACAGATGGACCTAGTGCTAACCCACAAGCTTTAGAAGTAAATCCAGCACAAAGAGCTGCAAGAAGAATGGAAAAACTTATCCATGACCAAATTGATGAATCGAATGGTTCTTCAGAAATTAGAAATGCTCTTTTAGAATCTGCTTTACTAGGTACAGGGATTGTAAAAGGACCATTTAATTTTAATAAAAAATTACATAAATGGGATATGGATGAAGATGGAGAAAGAACATATAGTCCATTAGAAGTTAGAGTACCAAGAATAGAGTTTGTAAGTTGTTGGGATTTTTATCCTGACCCTTCTGGTACTACTATGGATGAATGTGAATATATAGTTCACAGACATAAAATGAATCGTAGTCAGTTAAGACAATTACGAAACATGCCATATTTTAACAAAGATGCTATTCGTGAATGTATTCAAATGGGTCCAAACTATATTGAAAAAGATTATGAGTATGCATTAAAAGATGATAATAGAGCAGAAGAAGATTATCAAACTAACTTTGAAGTGCTTGAATACTGGGGTATTATGGATGCTGAGTATGCAAGAGAAGTTGGTATAGAATTATCAGATGATATAGATGATTTAGATGAAGTACAAATCAATGCTTGGATATGTGGAGATAAATTATTAAGAGCTGTAGTAAATCCATTTACTCCATATAGAATACCATATCATGCTTTTCCATACGAAAGAAATCCTTATAACTTCTTTGGTATAGGTATAGCAGAAAATATGGATGATAGTCAACAGATTATGAATGGTCATGCAAGAATGGCTATTGATAATTTAGCTATGTCTGGTTCGTTAGTATTTGATGTTGATGAGTCTGCTTTAGTTGGTGGACAATCAATGGAAATATATCCGGGTAAGATATTTAGAAGACAAGCAGGAATGCCCGGACAAGCTATACATGGATTAAAGTTTCCTAATACATCACAAGAAAACTTAATGATGTTTGACAAGTTTAGACAACTTGCAGATGAACAAACAGGAATACCTAGTTACTCACATGGGCAAACTGGTGTTCAAAGTATGACAAGGACTGCTTCAGGTATGTCAATGTTACTTGGAGCATCTAGTTTAAATATTAAAACTGTTGTCAAAAATCTTGATGACTTTTTATTAAGACCATTAGGCGAAGCATACTTCCAATGGAATATGCAATTCTTAGAAGATGAGCTTGATGTAAAAGGTGATTTAGAAGTTAAAGCTACTGGTACAAATAGCTTGATGCAGAAAGAAGTTAGAAGTCAAAGACTTACTATGTTCTTACAAACTGCACAAAGTCCAGCTATTGCACCATTTGTTAAAATTTCTAAACTTGTAAGTGAACTAGCCTATAGCTTAGATTTAGACCCTGATGAAATACTCAATGACCCTGAAGAAGCAGCTATCATGGCACAGATAATAGGAATGCAAAATGCTGGACAAACAAATGGCGAGGAAGTTGAACCCGGTGGTCAACCATCCACAATGGGAGGACCTCAAGGAACACCTCAACAACCTCAAGATGTTGGACCTACAGGCAATGGT